GGGAGGGCGATTCCCACCAGCTGCAACGGTTACAAGATGCGGTGATCGCCAACAACCAGACCTGTGATTGCACCGAGATTGGCATTGGCAGCACTGTATGGAAACGATTATCTGGGGCAAACATCAGTAACTTTCCTGGTGAAAATGTCATCACTGAGCTTGAGGATGAATCAGGCAGTGGATATGACATGGGCCGCATGGATGTCTATGTCAGTCGCTACAGCATGTTCACGCTACAGATCAAACCGGAAGGGAAGACAGAGTGGGAGACAGCCCGCCCTGTTTTCTGCGTAGAAGGCAACCGGCCTGTTGAGCAGTTCAATGCCATTCGGATTTATCACACTCGCGGTCAGCACGAATATCGTCTGCGGCCGTTTCCTTCAAAGCTGGCCTATACGCAGTCTGTTAATAACGACAAGCCGATCTACCTGCTGAAGGCTCGAAAAGGCTTGGATTCAAAAGATGCCAATACTGATTGGTTTTTTCATACCGACGGCTTCCTCTGTTACTTCGAGGGCAGTCAACTGTTTTTCAGTGATGCCAATGCTCGCAATAAAGAGGCTTACAAAGGAGAACCCAAGGGAAGCAGCAGCACTACCGTCACAGGCTTTTCACGATCGAGCTACACGCCGAAGGATATTGAAGAAACGATATGGGAGAAGGAACCGGCGTCAAATAATCCGCGTTACATAGGCGATGCGGGCGATGCTGATCCAAATAACTCGAAAGTGATTCGTCGGCAGCGGTTTGATGAAAACCGTGAGATCTGGGCGTTTTTCTGGAATGGCGAAAAAGTTGGCGGCTTGGAGACCACGCTGGATGCCACTTTGCACGGGACAGAAAGATACCTTTATGAAACCAACACCCTGAGATACCGCCCTGTTGATGCTCAGGAGGATTGGCCGCCGGATGAAAACAATGTCGCCAGACGTTTTTTCAAGATTGCCCGTGAGGTTCAGAAAACTGTTGAGCGTGTGCCTGATGGTTCAAGAAAGGAGGTTAGGTGCGACACCGTTTCTGGTAGAGGCAGCGGGCTAACTGTCGACCTGCAGAAGTACAGCGACGGTTCTTATGACTGGCAAATGGTGGATTCAGGGCGGAACTACGCCAACAACGACACCGTTGAGATTCCTGTGCCTGGCGACAACATCCGTTTTCAGGTCTACGTCAGGACTGAGACTGACATTGCTCGTGATGATCCCGGCTGGTGGAACAACGGTGATATGTACCCCTTCCATGCCGTCACGGATTACAGAAACCACGACAGCGAAGACGCCAGCAATATCAATGGCCCAGAACACCGGGTGACGCATGTGAACGAGATCACTGATGCGCCGGATGATTTGGTGCGCGGTACTTACCGCGACTTGTCATCAATGGCAGTGATCATTAACAGCTCCCGTGATCTCAACCAACTTGGTCAGCTGTCGGCGTATTACAAAGAGGGCATTCTCGGAAAGCAACTTGCGTCAGGCAGAGATTCATTAGGCCCTATCGCAACGCTGCCTGAAATTGCCTATTTCTTGTTGACCAACCGGGTCACGGGTGCAGGCGCTGTAATTGATGAGGCCCAGATTGACCTGGATAGCTTCCGCAGGGCGACTGACTTTTGCAAAGCGAACAAGTTCTACTGGGATGGGGTCATTGCAGAACGGGTCAACCTTCGCGAGTGGATTTATGAGCAGGCCAGCTATTGCCTGCTGGACTTCACAATGAAAGGCGGCCGGTTTGGTCTGGAGCCTGCGGTGCCTGTCGGCAGCAACTATGAGGTTCTGACTGAGGGTCAAGCCACGCCTGAGATTCGCGGGCTGTTTACCGATGGGAATATCAGAGCCATGAAGATCACGACGTTGACGCCTGAAGACCGCAAACTGTTTGAGGCTGAGGTGCTATGGCGCAGGGAACGTGAGAATCACTTCCCCGAAACGCTTACCAGCAACGTCCGCCTGGAGAATTACACGACGCAGTCCGTGGAGACCTATGACTTCACGCAGTTCTGCACTAGCCGCAGGCAAACGGTGATGTTCGCCAAATATGCGCTGATGGTGCGTAAGTGCATCGACCACAGCATTGAATTTGAAACAACGCCGGAAGCTATTGCAGGAATTGAGCCTGGTGACTACGTCAGGGTTGTGTCGCACGTTTGCCACCCGTCCCGATTTATTAACGGGCATGTCACGCCCGATGGTGAGCTTGTGGCAAGTCGTGAGCCGACCAATGGGATGCGGATCTATTACTGGCGGCCAGGCTTCACCCTGGACGCCTCAACCAACAGCTATATCCGAACAGGTGATCTGCGTTTTGATCAAGACGGAGTGACTGACAACGCCTTGCGTGGTTGTGTCTTTTCCGCCGTCACCGAAACAAGCACCGACAGGGTCTACAAGGTCGACAGCATTAGCATTGGTGAAGAGGGATTTGTCAAAGTGACCGGTGCTCACATGCCCCTTGCTGATAACGGTGCCTTGGAGATCATGCAGGGCTGGGATGGTGACGAAGGTTTTGTCCTTAACGACAACGAATTCTGATGGCTGGCCAACCCGTTCCCTTCCCTGATATTCGCCCTACGACTCGCAGCTTTCGTTCGGGTGAATATCCGATGTCGATGTTCAGAGCGCAGAACGGTGCCACGGTGGCAGTGCGTTTTGGCAATAGGCAAAGCAACTGCCAGCTGGTCTTGACTTTTCAAAACATCACTGATGAAAATGCCCGTTTGATTCTTGAGCACTATGAGGCCGTGAACGGGAACTGGGACTACGTCGACTTCTACAACGACAACATCAAGTCGATGGAGTCTGGGGTCGAGGATTATCGGATGAAAGTAAGGCTGCGCGGCACGAATCGAGGCACTGAGGTGCGGTATTGCTACGCCAGCCCACCTCAAGTTGATTTTGTGTTCATGGACCGATGCTCCGTCACTTGTGAGTTCATTGGCTATTTAGACGGCGGCTTAGACTAGAAGAAAGGTTCTGTGATTCATGACTCTCTATAGCGGACTTGAGGGCAGCCTTTGGATTAAGGACGGCGGAGACTGGACAAAGGTCGCCAGGGTTAAATCGTGGGGTTACACGATGAATCAAGAGGTCTTGGATACCACCGTTTTAGGCGATACGGATCGGACACTTATTGACGGCGTGCGCTCGTCTTCGGGTAGCTGCACGCTGTTTTATTACAACCCGGACGCCAGCCCAGAAGATGACACTGGGGCGGGTCGGTTGCTTACAAAGATCTTAAAACCTTTATCGCTAATAGACAGTAATTTTGACCCAAATGCGTCAAGTGACTCCACTGGGGCCACTGGCGTCAGGTCTCACAACACGGCGTTCCGATTGCAGGCAGACAAAAATCTTTCGCAGCAAAACAATAATTCGTCGTCGACTGCTAAGTACATCTGGGTCGATGCTTGGATCACTAGCTTCACCATGACGATGGCAGTTGGTGAGGTGTTGAGTTGCGATGTCTCCTTTGAAGTGGATGGTACGCCAATCGCGAACAGTTTTAGCGAGTACAAATCATCTGATTTAACGGGCGACTGATGGCGATATATCTGGGCGACAAGGGTCATGTCGAGATTGGCCGTCAACAGACCAGTGAGCCGCTTTATACAACGTTGGTGGCAAGTGATGTCACCACCACGACTAAGCGATTCTCTGTGATGTACGCCAGTGGCGCATTGTCTACTGGTGACTACATCTCAATCCGCCGTATTCAAGTTGGCGACACTGAGCAAAACCTGGAGCTGGTAGACGGCCATGAGTATCCCGACTGGGCGGGGTATTGCCACATCGATGCTGTTGGTGGAATTCGTCTTTATGACGATTTCGCTGAAGCGATAGATGGCGGAAGTAATTCAGCAGTTGCTTTGATGTCACCAACTGTTGAAGAGCAGGAATTAAAGATTGAAACCCGTGCGCAAGATGCTCGTTGCCTGGGTCAAGTGCAAAATTTTGAGATAAGCACAAGCAGGGAAACGGTAGACATCACGGTGTTGTCTAATCAGTTCCGTAATCAGCTCAAGAATGGCCTCATCTCAGGTCAGGGTCGGTTGAATTGTTTCTGGGAACATCGGACCGACCTATGCGAGATTACTGGTTCTAGAACTGAGTTTTCAGCGTATCTTGCCAAGCTATGCGTCAGGCTGCAGCAGGGTGCAGCGTTCGATGGTCTGTTCTATTTATACGACGGCGGAGAGACTGAACCATCGGTTTGGTATGAAGCAGATTGCATCGTTACCAATGTTTCTGTCTCTGTTTCTGCGACTGAAATGGTTGAGTCTGTAATTGACTTCATTACGACTGGACCAGTGCAATTACGAACTGGCATCAAGCCGTTAATGCTGCTGCTGGAGGATGACGATTTCCTCCTGCAAGAACGTGGCGATGGCCGGTTAATAGCGGCAATTAACGAAGACTAGAATCGATGTAATACCCGCTCCGCTATGGCTGACTTACGCATTTCAGAGCTGCCGCTAATAAGCGGGCCTGACGTTCAGCCAGCGGTAGACGCCATCGCTGTTGCTGATGTTTCGGCATCAGAGACTAAAAAGGCCACCGCCACCGGCATCGTTCAGGCAGCCTTGGGTAAGACAGTC